GTCGGAAAAAATGCGGGGTGCACCGGGTCTGCTTGCGCCACCAGTTCATCTGCGCGCGCAGCATCGCGATAGATGCGATTCGCTAGCGTCAGAGAAGGCAGTGGCGACGCGAAAACGAACGTCCGAATCGCGGGCAGGCCCGCGCCGCGCTGGTTCAAATCAGAGACGACAGCTTGTCGCAGCGAGCGCAGCGCCTCGTACGTCTCGTCGTCTCCCTGATCACCAGCGACAGTCATCTCGGCATCGATCAGATCGAGCACCTGCCCGCGCACGCGAGCGGCGTCATCGCTCGATGTCGGCTCATACGTCGAGGCGGCGACAGCGATCGATGCGATCGTCGTGCGCCGAAAAAGATCGGAGCATGCAGACTGCATCGTTGCCATGGCCGCGCCGATCGTGGATGTCGTTGTCACCCCGCTCGGCACGTAGCCCGCGAGCGACGTGAGCAATCGAATCGAGTCCGCCGGATCTGGCGTCGCCGCGAGCACCGCGTCCGTGACGCCTTGAACGGCCGCGGTGAAATCGTCGATCGTTGACGCATCGAGCGACCGCGCGGCGGCGTCGAGCGTCGCCGAGGCCGTGTCAAGATTCGCGCGCGCGACGGTCGCGGCCTGCGTCAGGCTCTCGACCGTGGCGCCGCTCGTGTCGACCGACGAACTCGGAAATTTGCTGAAGGTCGGCACCGTCGCGCTGCCAGCGAATCGACCGAAGTCGCCAGGCAGATTCGTCAGAAGGCGGAATAAATTCCGCGCATCACCGATGAAATTCTTCGCCGCTGTGTACCAGCCCACGGCCGTGCTGACCGCGGACCCGAGCACTGCCGCGCCGTATGCGATGGCGGTCAGTGCCGTCTTGGCGAAATTCAGCGCAGCGGCCACATTCAGGCCGCTCGCAGCACTCTCGACTACGCTGCCGCTCGCGACCGTAGATGCAGGGAATACACGCGGTCCGCCTTCGATGAATTCAAACTCGAACTCGAAATATCGGCCCTTCTCCCAGCGCTCGATACTTCGGAAGTCCATCAAGCTGACGTCTCGTCGTCCGAAAGTCGGATGAACGAGCGAGCCGACGCCCTCCTTCTCGCACGCAGCGATCAGGAAATCACGCTGCGCGATTACGTCGTCGCCGACCACGAAACCGAAAAGCCGGAAGCGACGCGTGCCGCGACCGATGTCCTCGACCCATGGAGTGTCGCGCAGCGGGTATTCATGCAACTCGTTGCGCCGACCGAAGCCGCCCTCGCCGCCAAGGGACACGAACGGCACCCCACGAAACGATGCGGGGCGCAACTGATCGAAATACGAGCCCGCCGAGCCGCCAAGTCGCGCGGCCAGCGAACTCGCCAGATTGGAGATGCCCGAGGTGGTGCCGAGCACTGCGCCTGCGCCGCCTCCTACGTTCATACCTTCACTCCAATCTGTTGTTTCATGCGCTTTGCTTGGTCAAGCCAGCGCAATGTCTCGGAAACCGTCATGCCTTCGACGTCGTTCGGCCCCCACCGCATGAAATGCGTCAGCTCGGCGAGGACGTCATCCCAGCCTTCCGGCACAGCCGTGACGGCGGCGATCAGTCGTCCGAGTCCGCTGTCCGCCGAAGCTGAAAACCGTTGAAGTACGCGCACGCGGCCATGAAGTCACGCGCCGACAGCGCTCGCACGGCGTTCTTCGGCACCTTTGACACGATGCTAATCATCGCGATGCTCGACGCGAACGAGCCACCCGCGGCCGATGCCTTGCGCTTCTGCTGGTTCGTCGGCTCGCTCAGATCGAGCGTGGCGACGTTCAGCGGGCTGTCGTCGGAGGTCAGCTTGACCGGCGACTGGAGAACGAGTTGGAACTCGTCAGCACTCGGCTTCATTCCGCTGATCGCTTCCTTGCCGAAGGAACCGATGAAATCGGCCGCCTCGTCGATCTGGCTCGTGTACATCTGGTCGATCACATCAACCGGCACACCGCTCAGCAGCGCGATCAGAGCGATCTGCAGGCCGTATACGCCGGCCGCGATTTCCGCCTTTTCGTAGTCGCCGGCGGTCGGCTCGCGCAGCGTGATCGCGTCCACGGTCGCAGCTTTCTCGCCCTTACCGTAGGTCAGCGGCTTGCGCAGCTGAATGATCTTTGTGTCCGACATTGATTAATTCTCCGTGACCGCGTCTTGCAAGCCTTCCCACTTGACCGTGAACTTCGCCTCGGTCGTGTCGACTTCCTGCGCCTCCACCGTCCACATGTTGCGGCCGATGATCGTCTTGCCGTTTGCGAGCTCAAGAACGACCGTCACACTTCGCATTGCGTTGAACTGCGCGAGACTCAAGCCGCCGGAATCACGAATCGACGCGGAGATTGACGGCGCCTTCGGCTTTTCGCTGAAACCGTGCCCGGTGTCCTGTCCCTGCAGCGACTCCCGCGTCACGCGGCCGACGTCGTACTTCAGTTCGCCTTCGAGCTGATAGTTGACGCCGTCGACAGTGATATACGCGGTGCCGGCGATGAAATTCGAGTTGTTCGCCATCGTTGGCTCTCCACAAATGAAAAAGCCGCCCGGTTAGGGGCGGCGCACAGCGTTGGCGAATTGCTTACGTCTGGCTCGTGGACAGGCGGAACTGCGCAAGCAGCGCGAAGATCCGCAACTGATTGATCAACGTGCCAGGCCAGAGGACATCGACGCGGTTCGGGTTCTGTGCGTTCTGCTCGACGATGATCGCTTGCGCGAACGCATCGCTGCCCTGCACATAGCCTTCGTACTCCATCGCCCGATACTCGGCGATCTGATCCGCCTTGATGATGTTCGGCGTCACGATGCCGGCACCCGGACCGAAGCGCGTTCCGTTCGCGGCGAGCTTAACCCGCGCGTACTTCGACGTCACCAGGGTGCGGAGACGACGCAGCACATATGCGAGCAGGAACATCGTCTCGATTTCGAGATAGCTGTTGTCGGGCTGCCCGAACGCGTTGAGCTGATAGCTCGTGATCAAGTTTTCGATTGCGACCGTGCCATCCTGAGCCACCGTGACCGTCGAGATGCCGTCGTACAACAGCGTGTTGCGCTGACTGAGGTTGAAGCGGGACTGCAACGGCGGCGCCAGCACGCCCGCCAGCGCGACGGTTTGCATCGGCACGCCAGGGTCGGCACGCACGCTAACAGCGGTCACCGCGGCCAGCGCGGCGGCCCACTGCCATGCCGGCGTCGGCGAGTCGTTGAAGCCCATGATCGACTCGTGCTGATTGTTGCGCGACGTGCCGAACGTCGTGAGACCCGCCCAGGTGCTGCGGTACGCCACGAACACGTGGCCATATACCTGCTGCTGCCAGCTCCAGCGCCCCGTCGTGTCGTTCAAGAAGGCCTTGAGCGCGTCGAGCGACGTCGCGTCCGTGAACGCGCAGGCGATGAAGTCAAACGGCATGTCTTGCAGATTGCCGAGCGCCGTGGTCAGCGTTGGATTCGTCGCGCCGCTGGCCATCGCCGTGATCGTCGCAGCGAGACCCGTCGGCAGCGCTTCACCTGCGGGCGTGCCCTGATAGTTGAAGCGGATGTCGATGTCGTTGCCGACCAGCCCTTTGTTGTCGGCCGTCAGCGTCACCGTGCTCGTCGACGCCGATGCGGTCACGGGCATCGCCGGGATCAGGTTGATGGCGGCAGCAACAGCCGTCGCAATCTGCGCGGTCGTCTGGCCGGAAGTGACCGGAACGGTGACCAGTTGACCGGCGATGTACAGCGAGATCGTGCCGTTGGCCGTCGGCGCCGACGTGAACGCGATCGTTCCGGTCGCCGCAACCGCGCCGGCAGCATCCTGTACCGGCAGATACCAGAGCTCGCCGAACTGGTCATTCTGGCGATACGCAGCGGTCATGAGCGCGAGCACCGAGTTCGCGCCTGCCTGCACGTTTGCATCGCCTGTGCCCGACGAGATGAGGGGCACGTTCGGCGTTGCCGCGCCGGCCGACGTCATCGGACCGATGAGCAGGGCGCGCTGGTTCGCGACCGCCGAGTTAGCGTGCGAATTGTCGATCTCAGCGAAGAACAGCGGCGTGCGCAGGTTCTGCGGGATCTGCTTGAACGGAATGGTCATTCTGCGTCACTCCCCGACTGCTTCGGCGCGGGCAGAGCCGCGGTGTCCGCGAGAACGACGTCGCCGTCATTGAGCACGCGGGTCCAGAAGATGTCGCCATCCGGCACTTCGATGCCTTCGGGCGGCAGCAACTGCTTCGTAACCGGATGCCGCACTACGAGGCCCGGTGCAGGTTTGACGATCATTCGTCGCTCCTATTGAGGAAATTGAACGTTGACCTGCCCTTCCGAGCGCCCGTCAGGACCCTGCATGCGCGGGGCTGGAGTGACAGCGTCAGGGACTGGTGGGTCCGGATAGGTGCCGTTCGGATCGGCGACGTCCGTAAGGTCGGCCGTTAGGTTCATCGCGAGCAGCTGGGTATTGATGTCTGGCACGAACGTCTCGAAGAACTCGATACCCAGAAGGATCGAGATCCCGCCGACGTGCGGCGCACCCTCGGCATTCACATCCGTCTCGGTGTCGCAGAACGCGAAGTCCTGCACGATCTGCCGAAGCGGAATGCTCTTGAAGATCGCCTCTTCGATTTGCGCGCCGAGTGTCTCGAC